TCCACCTACTTTCTACCCGTGAATATATTATATATTATCACGTGTAAAAAGTCAAGAACTTTTTTAAAAATTTTTATTTCTTGTTTATATCAAAGAAATATTTTTCAGATTTTTTAATTATTTCCTTACATCTTTCTTTATTTCTTCCACATAACATTGTTTGTGTCTCTTTTCTTGCGGTTTCATCATCATCTCCAAAATCTTTAAATGCTTGATATACATCAAAGTATTCTTTGAAGTCTTTTTTGTCTTCTGCATTTATATTTTCTTTAGGCGATATTTTTATAAAATCAGTACCTCCATTTATTAATCTCATTTGTCCATGTGTTCCTAACAAACTTTTATACATATAATGTTCATCGCTATAAGCAACAACCATCGTATTATCTCCTTGAAATCTTTTTTTATTTGCTACTGCTGTATCCATTAAAATTTTTGAAATTTCCTCTTCGGTAGCGTTCTCAGGTACTATGATTTGTAATACAAAATCTCCATTTTCTTTGTTTTTCGTCACTCTTACTTCATTACTTAATTTAGTGCTTTCACTAGAAGTTTTATTTTCTTCTTTTTTCTTAGCTGATTCAGCTTGTTTCTTCTCTTTTTCAGCTTTCTTTTTAGCTTCCTTAGCCTCTTTAGCTTTTTTCTTTAACTCTTCTTCTTTTTTAGTTGCATTTTTTACATTTTCAGGTACTGTCATTCCTGCTAAAATTAATACAAATACACTACACAAAAACACAATTTGAGCCTTTTTCACTTCTTTCGATAACTCTTTTTTCTTGATTGCAAGAAAAAGTAATTTTATTATCTGAACGATAAAAACTAAAAATAAAACTAAAAACAAAATTACAAATATTGTCATAAATTCCTCCTTAAAAATAATTTACTATATTATACATCATTTCTAAGAGAAATTAAAGAATAATTTTAATTATACCATTATCCCAAACTTAAAAAACAAATATTTTAGTTTCACAGTCATTATTCAATTGCCATTGTCCTGTTTTTTTACATAAAAAAATCACAGCTAAATTAATAACTGTGATTCTAAATATTTTTTAAAAACTATTCTATTTCTAATTCTTTTTCCAAGGCTTCTTGCAACACTTTTGAAAAATTTATATTATATCTTTTTGCTGTTTCGTTAAGCCAGCTTGGTATAGTTACATTTTTTCTAACCGTTGTTTTTTGTGTTTCTTTAACGTATTTCAGTAAATCTAATCCAACTAAAGTTGTGTATGAATTTTTTACAGCTTCTTCTATTTCATTCTTTTCTGTATCTTTATCGTATAATGTTTCAAAATAGGCTCTTATATCTATTTTTTCAATTTCTGTTGCTTTTGGAAGTTCCTTTTTTTCTAAAAAATCTTCCATTAATACCGTACCTATATAGTCTGTTGCCATATAGTAGGCATCTTCTAAATCGCTGCCACATGTCGCACCGCCTAAATCAGGAAAATGAACGCTATAGCCTTCTTTTTCTTTAGAAAAAATACTTGGGTACACTACATACATAATTATCCTCCTATTTTTGAAATGAGGAACAGGATTTATTTCAATCCTGCTTGTCTTAATATCGCTCTTTCGAGATTCTTATTAAGTTCCCCACTATGACAAGGCACTTCGGTTACCTTACCGGTATCGAAATTCTTAAATCTTTTATGAGAGCCTTTTCCACCTTTTATTTCGGTGAAACCATTTCTCTTCAAAAATTTAATCATTTCTTTTGAATTCATTGGCATCCTAACCACCTCAAAGATATTATACATCAAAATACGTATAAAGTCAACGATTTTTTATCACAGTTATTATATTTAATTGTAATTGTCCTATAAATAATTTACTTCTTCTTATTTCTAGCTTTTCGTCCTCTTTTCTTGCTGGAACTCTTACCACTTCTACCTTTTCTGCCTTTAGATTTAGCCTGTTTTTCTGCTTCTTTTTGCCGTTGTTCCTCTTTAGTTTGGGCAATCGCATTTTGTTCGGCATTTTCTCTTGCTCCAAGTTTCATAGCATTGATTTCACAAGCGTAGTCGCCAGTTATGTTATGCGTTACTTTATCTATAACATATTTACCCTCAAATTTTCCCCAACTCTCATCTAGTTCTATTATTGCTCCTGCCAAATATTTAGTATTTCCATCAACATTTAAAGTTATCTGATATTCCTGTTTCATATTTTCTTTCAATGTTTTTTTGGCTACTTTCTTGGCTGTACTTTTCCCTTTTGTCTTAATTTTTAAAGTTTTTTCTTTTTTAACCTCTTATTTTTTCTTGGATTTAACCTTTTTACTAGACTTCTTATCTTTAGAAGATTTGCTACTGTTCTTTGTTTTTTTATTTTCTGATGATTTTTCTTCTGAGCTTTCAGTTGTAACTTGATTACGTTTTTCAAGCTCTTTTTTTGTAATAATTTCCTTAATAACTTTTTTCTTATCAGGATCATAATATGAAACTTCAACATTATCATAAATTTCCTTATTTTTCTTTTTCAAGCTGAAACTTCTGATTCTCTCATCATTAATATTAAAAATCTCAACAGTATCATTCTTTTCCATTTCTTCGTCATCGAAAATGATTATCTTGTCATCAGACACCTTCATATTTAACCCAGTTTCCTTGACAATTCTATTAATAAAAGCCAAATCCGTTTCTTGATTCTGATCTAACCTTTCAAAAAACTCATTTTCTGCATATATCTCTGCATTCATTTCATGCTTATTTGCAATCTGTGTAACAAGCTCTTTTAGAGTTATCCTTTCCCAAGCAACACTATTCTTTTGGTCTCTAATATTCTGGTCTAACGGTAAAGCCAAGCATTTCAGATTAAGCCTATTATTTTCAAAAGTTGGCTCATCTACATAAAAAGTTCCTAAATCCAAAAAATTAGTTTCATTTTCCAACTCTTCATGAATCCCAACAAGTAATTGAGCGTTCTCGTCAGGATACCATTCTTTAAGCCAACGATAATCCAAATTTTCAAGTTCCAGCTCCAAGTCATCTATTGCATTCTTAGAGTTATCAGTATAGTTTAGAGATGAAATAGAATGGGCTATCTCATCAGAAATATCAACTTTATTAAAAATTACCACAACTCTTATATTTCTAGCAAAAGTCACTTCTATTCACCTCTTTTCCAAGGTGGCAAACGCTCATCGTTATCATTTTCTTCATCAGCAATTTCAGGAATAATAACAGGAATATTGGCATCGAAAATGGCAATGTCAATTAATCTTAAATTGTTTCTTATCAAATCATGGAAATACCCTTCACTTCCATAGACTTTGTAAGAAATTAAGTCCCAAGTGTCACCTGAAACTGTTCTATACACTTTTACCTTTGCCATTATCCAAATGCCGTCCTTTCTCTTTTGTTTATATCTCCTGCTATTACTTTCCTTACAATTCTTTCGACTTCCGATGGATTTCCACCATTTACATTTATAGTTATCGAATAATTGTTTCCAGCATAAGAATTACCACCTTTTAAATTACTTACTCTATCTCTTAAATTAGCAACTTTATCCCTCAAGGTGCTTCTAGTTTGAGAATTATTAAGTATTCTCGTACCTTTCGGAAGATTCAAAAGCATTTCACTTTCAGCTAGAAAGGCTGGTTTGCCTGGTATCTGAATTAATTCTGCTCCACGTTCTGCAACAGTTGTTAATCCACCTTCCCAATAGTTTGTTCCAGCTGCGTTTTTACCAAATAATCCACCAACAGCTCCAAGTCCGCCAGAAACTAAACTTTTTAAATTGTTCCATTGATTCTTAAACCAATCAAATAATCCATTCAAAATACTTTTTGCACCATTGACAAATCCACTAATTCCTGATTTTACGCTTTCCCAAACACCTGATACAATTCCAGGAATTTCATTCCATTTTCCTGTAAAAAATGCTATAAATAAATTGAATACTCCTTTCCAAATGGCTATAGCAGTTTTTATTGCACTACTAATCATTTTGAAAACGCCGCCAGCTACAGTTGCCAAAAACTTAAATGTGGACCCTAAAGCTCTTACTGTTGAAATCACTAATCTTATTGCTACAATAATTACAACTTTTATTATTGTTCCTATCACAGATAACACAGGTTTTAAACTGTTCCATACATTCCTCATGTGAGGTCCAGCCTGTTTCATCTTATTTGAAACCCAGGTTATCGCTTGCCCTATTCCTTGTTTTATTGTTTTTCCTAATTCTTTGACGTGCGGCATTATTTGTTTCATCGCATTATTTACTCCATTTCTAAACCACGTAGATTTATTGTAAAGTATTACAAATATCGCTATTAATCCAACAATTGCTCCTATTATAACTCCAACAGGATTTGCTAAAAATGCCATTTTTATCGCTATGCCTACACTTTTTATTATTCCTATTGCACCTCGCAACATTTTAAAAGGATTTAACATTAACTTAAATATCTTAATAGCTGAACTTCCACCTAATTTCAGTCCATTAAAAGCAAACTTTACCATATTTATCGGATTTAACATTGTTTTAAAAGCACTTCCA